TTTGAAATAGTAGATGATGTCCTATTCGTGTATGCGGACTATTCAATTAGAGTAGACAGGGAGCTGCCCCCTGAGCCGAAGATGGCAGTAATCGATGATATAGAAGGAGTGATATAAGCCATGGCAGGTGGAAATTGGAGTGCACAGAATAAGGTCCGTCCAGGTGCGTACATCAACTTCAAGAGCGTACCTGCTCCTCTCACTCAGGTTGGAAGTCGTGGTATTATGACAATGCCCGTTCCAATGTCATGGGGTCCTGCAGGTGAGGTTATTGAACTATATAGCACGGACCTTGTTGACGGGAAGAGCTTGGAGAAGATAGGTTACGTAGCAACTGATGCGGAATCTCTTATCTTCAGAGAAGCCTTGAAGAACTGCTATAAAGCATTGATTTATAGAATCGATGCTGGCGGTACAAAGGCTACAGCAACTCTTGGAGGGCTCACAGCAGTAGCGAAGTATCCGGGTGTTGTTGGTAATAAGATTTCTATTGTAATCATAGCAAATGGGGATAAATTCGACGTTGTGACATTGTTCAATGGAGTTGAAAAAGACCGCCAGACTGTTGCAACTGCACAAGAATTGGAAGACAATGCATGGGTTGATTGGTCAGGAGAAGGAGCACTTGCAGCAAATGCAGGAGTGCCTCTGTCAACCGGAACCAACGGAACAGTGCTTGATGAGAACTACACAGATTATTTCAACGTCATTCAAAACCACGTATGGAATACGATGGCAGTGCCCACAACTGAAGCAACTATTCCTCCACTCGTACTCAACTTCATCAAGATGATGAGAGACGACATGGGTAAGAAAGTTCAGGCTGTCGTATATAACTATCCCGCTGCTGACTACGAAGGCATAATCAGTGTCAGCCAGGGGTACACCACAGCAACTGAGACAGTGTCCCCAGCAACCTTTGTTGCATACGTAGCAGGTATGACTGCTGGAGCAGCAGTAAACCAGTCTAATACGTATCATGTAATCACGGGAGCTACTGGCATTGTGAACGAGATAGCCGAACAGGACATCGCAGAAAAACTTCAAGGCGGTGAACTCGTAGTATCCAGAAGACGTGACGGTGTAATTGTCATTGAGCAGGACATCAATACTCTGCACAACTTCACAGCTGAAAAGGGATATATTTTCAGCAAAAACAGGGTCATTCGTTGCTTGGATGAGATCGCGAATACTATCACACTTACGTTCCAAAAGAACTACCTCGGAAAGGTCAACAATGACGAAACTGGTAGAAACATCTTCAAGTCTGACATTATAGCGTTCATAAACAGCTTGGTATCATTAGGTGCTGTAACAGACTTCAATGGAGTTGATGATGTTATGGTAAGTGCCGGAGATAGCATTGATTCTATCGTAGTTGATCTTGGCATAAAACCGGTTGACTCAATGGAGAAACTTTACATGACCGTTCTGGTCGGATAGGAGGTGTAAGATATGGCATTCTTCAGAGCAGATGACACAATCAGTGGAAAGGAAGCTAAGGCGCAGATTAACATCAATGGTCAGATTGAAGACCTTCTGTATGCTAAATCAGCTGAGGCAACTTTCGAGAAGAAGAAAACTGAGATAAATACTCTTGGTAAGAGAGGAACTCAGAGCAAGGCGACAGGCTGGTCTGGTACCGGGACAATGACAGTCTACTATGCTACATCGTTGTTCAGGAAGTTGGCAACCCAGTACATCAAGACAGGCAAGGACTTCTATTTCGACCTCATAATCACAAATGAAGATCCTGGAAGTTCAATCGGCAAGCAGACGACTGTCTTGTATAACTGTAATATAGACTCAGTCCTTCTTGCTAAGTTTGATGTGGAGTCGGATGTACTCGATGAGGAGATTCCGTTCACATTCGACGATGCGGACATACTGGACGAATTCGGGAAGCCTGTTGTTTAACAGGCTTTTCCCGTAGGTATTTTTATATTAGGTAGGTAGGAAAAACCGGAGAGAACTAAAATCATAAGGTTGGAAAAAATGGGAGGTAACGATTTATGAGCTTACTGCAAGAATTTTTAGTTCAACACCCTATCGACAATACCGTAGTTGAAGTCATCGTGTCTGACAGGTTCAAAGACAAAGATGGAAATATTCTTAAATTCAAAATCAGGCCTGTTACTGGACCGGAGTACGCTGAGTATCAAAGAGCTTCAACCACAATTAATCGTCACAGAAAAATAGACTTCAACAGCAAGAAGTTCAATGAGCTGATGATTATAAATCATACCATTGATCCTTCTTTCAAAGATGCGGATAGCATTCGGAAGTTGGGGTGTACTACTCCTGAAGACTTCCTATATAAATGCTTGTTGGCGGGTGAGATCCAAGAACTGTCAAACCAAATCTCGAAAATATCCGGATTTGACACCGATATGGAGGAGCTTCGTGAAGAAGCAAAAAACTCCTAGCGGAAGGTGACGGTGAAACTATGTATGCGTTCTACGCATTGCATAAATTTCACTGGGAGCCTTCCAAATTCTTAAATCTTCCAATGCGAGAGAAGGCATTGGTCATGGCGATGATCGACGAAAGAGTCGCGGAAGAAAAGAAACAAATTCAACGAATGAAGAGCAAGACAAGAAAGTAGCCTAGGGAGGGTGCTGTTCATGGCAAAAATCAGAAACGAAATATCACTTCGAGATAAAATGACTCCGGTTTTTCGGCAGATTTTGAAAGCTATGAACAGCACTCTTAGGGCTATGGAGCAGATTGACAAGAAGTCAAATACGGGTGCAGTAAGTAAGGCTTACCAAAAAGCTGCTAAAGACATTCAACAGGCGAATAATGCTGTAATAAAGTTTAGCAATTCTCTCACAAGTGCAGAACAAAAATCAAATAGAGTTGCAAAATCAGTTGCAGGTTGGAAGAATCCTCTTGCTAATGCTTATTATGCAGTAGAACTACTTCAGAAAGGATTTCAAGCTTTCTCAGGCGTGGCAAGAATATCTGATGAGTTCACGCTAACTGCAGCAAGATTGGATCTTATAAACGACGGTGCCCAAGACACTCTTAAACTACAAGAAATGATTTTCCAATCTGCAGAGAGGAGTAGAGGCTCTTACACTGCTATGGCAGCAAGTGTATCCAAACTCGGACTTCTTGCAGAAGATGCTTTTGACAGTAATGAGGAGTTAATAGCCTTTACTGAGTTGATGCAAAAGTCATTCATAATAGGCAATGCGAGCACACAAGAACAGCAGTCAGGTATGTACCAATTAACTCAAGCTATGGCTGCTGGAAAACTTCAGGGTGATGAATTCCAAAGCATTATGAGAAATGCACCCATACTAGCAAATGCTATTGCTAAATATCTCGGAGTAACAAAGGGTGAATTAAAGGAGTTATCTTCTGAAGGATTGATTACTTCTGACATAATTAAGAATGCAATGTTTAATGCGGCAAGGGATATAAATGAGAGATTCGAGCAGATGCCTCTGACGTTTGATTCCTCGATGCAGGACATTAAAAATAAAGCACTTCAAGCATTCCAGCCAATTATTCAGAAAGCTACAGAGTTACTGAATAGTGAAGAGTTCGCACAGTTTATTCAAGCTGTTATTGACGGGATTACCTGGATAGCGGACATGGCAATAGCACTTGCGAATACTTTATCTGATATTTATAATTGGTTCTCAACCAACTGGTCAACGATTAGCCCTATATTATATGGTATCGGAGCTGCCATTGCTGCAGTCATAGCAATAATTCTGGTTTGGAAGACAGTGACGGTTGTAATGACAGCAGTACAATGGGCACTTAACTTAGCAATGACAGCTAATCCTATAAGTATAATAATAGTAGCGATTGCGGCACTAATTGTTATCATCATAGCTGTAACTGTCTGGTTGATAAAACTCTGGCAGACAAACATTGACTTCAGAGTCGAAGTCATTAGGGTATGGAACAGCATTCTGGCATTCTTCGATAAGGTTCCAGTATTCTTTCAAGGCATTGGTAATGGCATAGCAGACATCTTTGGAGGCATAAAAGTAACTGTTCTGCAGATATTAGAAGGAATGGTTAACGGTGCTATTGACATAATCAACGGGATGATTGAAGCTGTAAACAAGATACCCGGTGTCAGTATTGAACTGATTGACAAGGTTACTTTCGGAACAAACGCAGCTATCGCAGAAGAAGCTGCTAGGCAAGCTCGAGATCAAGCATACAAAGAAGCAGTCGCGGCTGCAAATCAGAAAGCAGCTGACAGGGAAGCTCAACTTCAGAAAGATGCAGCGACTTGGAGGGCTGAAGCAGATGCTAAACTCAAAGCAGCGGAGGCAGAAAGAGCGAAAGCTGAGGAGCAGAAGAAAAGCCAAGAGATTGACTACACGAAATACATGACAAATGCTAAATTAGCTGGCGGAAAACTGGACGAAGTGGGCAAGATAAATAGTGATGTCAATATAAGCGATGAGGATATTAAACTCCTGAAGGATGTAGCTGCTAAAGAGTTTTCACTCAATTATAGACAGATTACTCCGAAGATGAATGTTACGTTCGGTGATGTTCGAGAAACAGCCGACGTGAACAAGTTGATGGAGGTTATAGAAGCAATGACTGCGGAAGCATTAGCAAGTTCGGTGATATTCTCATAAGGGAGGACTGAATATGGCGATAAGGTTTTTCTTTGAATACGAGAATAAAGTGATTCAACTCCCTGTAAACCCTGAGACGTTGAGAGTGGCAGCTGACGGGAATAACGAGACTGTAGAAATCGTTAGTCTGGGAGAAATAAATATCCTTCGTGACGTCAAGCTCAAAGAAATAGAATTCCAGTCCTTTTTTCCAAGGTATCCCGATGCTCCTTATGTGCTAACAAAAGGATCATTCCAAGGTCCTGAGTTCTACATTGATTTCTTTGAGAGTATTCGGAAAGCAAAGAAAGCGGCTCGACTGGTTGTATCAGATTTGAATGTCAACATGCTGGTGAGCATTGAGTCCTTTGAATATGAGTTTCGAGCAGGTGAAGAGATGGACGCATATTATGTTATCTCACTTCGTGAATATCGTCCGTATTCCTCAAAAATACTCAATATCATAGGAACTGACCCGTCCACTGATACACCAGTAGCAGTAGCTTCCACAAAAGACAGACCTTTCACAACGACTAAACCTGCTACACCCAAGACATATACCGTGGTATCCGGGGATACGCTGTGGAAGATTTCTCAGAGGTTTTTGGGCTCAGGTTCTAGGTATCCTGAAATAGCAAAACTGAACAATCTTAAAAATCCCAATCTAATATACGTAGGTCAGGTATTGAAACTGCCGGGGGTATAGCATGAAGATTGAACTTGTCGTTCAAAATAATAAAACGGGTACTATATATGACGTGAGTGAACTCGTTAGCAATATTTCTTGGGAGACTGAAATAACTGAGCAGCCTGGAAAACTCACGTTTGATTTTGTAAGCGATGGAAAAGCTAATTTTAATGAGGGTTCTCCAGTATACTTAAAGGTAGACGGACAGGGCATCTTCTATGGTTGGGTGTTTACCAAGAAGTACTCAAAAGACGAAATAATTCAAGTCACCGCCTATGACCAAATCAGATATCTGAAAAATGTTGATACCTATGTCCTTCCGAGCATGACCTCTTCTGAAATTTTTATAAAAATATGCAAAGATTTTCAGTTAAAATATAAGGTAGTAGATGGTAGTGAGTATAAACTTCCGCCGAGTGTGAATGATGCTAAAACGCTTGGAAGCATTATTCAGTCAGCGTTAGACGCTACACTCAGTTCTTTTGGAAAATGGTTTATTGTATATGACGAATTCGGCACTCTTGTTCATCGAGACATAGTGAACCTGAAAACCAATCTGGTATTCGGAGATGAAAGCGAATTAACCGACTACGATTATCAGACATCAATTGATGATAGTTATAATCAAATCAAATTAGTAAGGGATAATAAGGATACGAAGAAGAGAGAGGTATACCTAGTCAAGGATAGTAATAATATTCAGTCATGGGGGCTGCTACAATACTATGAAAAGGTAGATGAAAACATGAACGCAGCACAAATCATGGCAAGGGCGGATAACCTACTCAAACTCCATAACAGCGTGACCAGGTCACTATCACTTGAATGTCTAGGGAACTTCAAAGTCAGAGCAGGCTCTGGGATATATCTATCAATCAAAAATCTTGGGGGCGTGGCGGTAAATCAGTATGCAATGGTTAAGAAATGCACTCACAAGATAAAGAACGATTTGCATACAATGGATCTTAAAGTGGAGTTGGTGATATAGGTGGCAGGAACAAAGCTAATCCAGGTAATACAGGAGACAGCAAGAAAAGTTTTTCAGGACTCAAAACCTACTGACCTGTTATTTGGAGTCGTTACCTCCGTATCACCGCTAAAAATAAAAGTCGATAACCGATTTGAACTCGGTCACGAGTTCTTAATTATATCGAAATTATGTAAAGAGTTGCTTGTAGAGGTTAACCACAGCGATGGAAAAGAAACCATTAAAATATGGGATGGGCTAAAGGTTGGGGATACTGTAAGATTGATACGAGTTCACAACGGACAGCTCTACTATGTTCTAGAAAGGGAAGGGTGATTGAGTGATACCTCAGGTAGCTGATAGCCTTAAGAGTGTTTCAATTAAAGTCTACCCTTCTTTAACTTATCGACTTGATATGGATACGGGTCGGGTAAGGGGTAGAGTGGACGGAATTGATGCTATTCGGCAGTCTGTGTATAAAATAATCTCCACAGAGCGCTATGCTTATTTAATATATACCTGGAACTATGGAATTGAACTCGAGCGATTCATAGGTAGTGACTACGATTTCGTCAGTTCAGACATGGAAAGAACAATTACAGAGGCCTTAATACAAGATGATCGGATCTTAGGTATAAAAGACTTCAGTATTAACAGAACAGGCCCAGATAAGGTTCATATAATGTTCACGGTTGAGTCTGTCGAAGGTGAAGTTAGAATTGAAGAGGAGGTTCAGCTATGATAGGTGATTACCTTGATAAGTATACATTCGAATATCTGATGAATGATGCACTGTCAAGGGTGCCAGATACTATTGATAAACGTCAAGGTAGTATCATTTATGACGCTCTGGCGCCAGCTTGTGCTGAACTTGCTCAAGCATATATTCAGTTAAAGGGCATTCTGATTGAGACCTATGTAGATACCGCTAGCGGTGAATACTTGGATAAAAGAGTGGCAGAGCGTGGTCTTACTCGGTATAGCAGCACCTTCGCAACTCGGAAGGGCACATTCACTACTGCTTCTGGCGATCCTGTATTCGTTCCGCTTGGCAGTAGATTTTCAACCATATCTGAGACGGAAACTGTCAATTACACTGTGACAGCGCCGTATCTGAATGAAAACGGAGTTGCAGTTCCAGGAGTGTATATACTAACAGCAGAAACCGCAGGTACGATTGGAAATGATTACATTGGTAACCTTCTTCCAATTAACTTCATTCCAGGACTAGCAGTTGCAACAATAACTGATATAATTATACCTGGCAGAGATACAGAGACTGACGAAGAACTTCGGATCAGGTATTTCCAATCAGTTAACTCAAATCCATTCGGAGGTAATATAGCACAATACGATTCAGCTATTAAAGATATCGCAGGGGTCGGGGAACTTCAAATCTACCCCACATGGAATGGCGGAGGTACTGTAAAATGCAGTATCATTGACTCAAGTTATAGGCGAGCAAGCCCTAGCTTCGTTGAGTATGTTCAAGAACTTATCGACCCGCAGTCGGAAGGGTCAGGATTAGGATTAGCTCCTATTGGGCATCGGGTAACTATTACAACTCCTGATGAAATTACTATTGATATTGAAATGAATGTTACACTATCATTTGGATATTCGCTGCCTCAGGTAGAGCAGGACATAATAGATAAAATTGAAGCTTATCTTGATTCACTGAGGAGACAATGGGGAATTCCAGATGAACTGAATAACTACCGTTTATCTGTCTACATTGCACAGATAAATGCAGCAGTGATTTCAGTCCCGGGTGTTGCTAATGTGACGGGTACAACTATAAATGGAGTCGCTGAAGACTTGGAGCTAACCCAAAATGCCACAACTCAACAACTACCGATATTAGGAGAGGTGATTATGCATGCCAGCTAACTTAATCAACTACCTCCCTGATATCTATAAGGGAATATTAGAATTCAACGAAATAGCTAGAGTTGAAAATATATCTTTTGACGAGTTTCAAAGTCAGGTAGATAAGGTTTTTAACAATCAATTCGTATTAACCATGGATGAGGAAGGAATCAAGCAGTATGAATCAAGGTTTGGTATTAAAGCTAATATGGCGACAGAAAGCCTTGAATTCAGAAGACAGCGAATCCTAAATCGTCTTGTAACTGCACCACCATTTACATTTAATTATCTAAAAGGACGCTTGAATGAAATATTAGGTCCAGGTAAATGGAATGCGTATATTGATTATGAAAATTTTACTCTATATCTTGAGAGTTCTGCAAGTAACCAAGGGTGGTTTCATGAGGTCCAGATTACTATGAATCAGATAAAGCCTGCAGCGATTGTGTTTATAAACAAGCCGCTATTATCTGGGGCGATTGACATAACTGAAGAGGTCCGATACGGTTCAATTATCTATAATTACCGGCTTGGAGTTTCTTGGACTCTTGGGTCTAAACCATTTATAAGTCTTGAGGATAAGGGGCTGATAAAAATGCCATCTACTCCGTCTTTAACTAAAGATTTTCTAGATTCAATAGCATCATTTTCACTCGGAGAAGTCGTCTCGGTTTTGATAAATGATAACCTAAGCATCAATGATTTAACAAAAACCGTTGAAGGCAACATCGGAACCATTGAGTATATCATACCAGATGAGTCTGTGGAAGAGATAACGAACATAAAATTACTTGACTCTGAGTCTAATGTTCTTACAGAATCGTCAGTATATATACCGGTATTAACAGGTACACACATAAAGCATACGATACTTGTGCGGGAGGGAGAATAAATGAGTTACGCAGGTAAGACTGATTGGAAGCTTAATGATTTAGTTATGCCAGAAGACATGAATCGAATTGAACAAGGAATACTTGATAACGATAAACTACTTTATCTTGTCAAGACAATATTCCCAACTATCTCGTCATCTAATGTCTTTACGGTGACTATATCAAGCGGGATTATCTCATCAATGTCAGATTTAATTGGAGTTCCACTTAAAATAAAAGCGGATGCTGATTCTTCTTCTGCAGTACGCCTCCAGATAAACTCATTCGGTGCTTATTCCCTTAAAAAATCAAATGGAAATGATGTCACAAATCTGAAAACAAACGGAATTTATACGGTTGTCTGGAATGGCGTGAATTTTCAGTTATTGGGCGATGTAGTATTGACGGCTGAGGACGTTGGCGCAGAAACTCCTACTGGCGCCCAAGCAAAAGCATCTACAGCGGAAGCAAACGCAAAAAATTATGCAGATGAAACAAAAGTTAGCAAAGCTGGCGATACGATAACTGGCATTTTAACAATGGATGGTGGCAATGCGATAGATTTTGGAGGCAAATTCCAAATAGCTTACAATT